TTTCATCCATAATTTTCTCCATTTCCGTCAAATTTTAGGTTTCTTTTTCGTGCAGATTTAGCGTTGAGACTGTCAAACTCTGGTGGTAAAATCGTAGTATCAGATCAAATTTTGGCTATGAGGTAGTTTGTAATGAAAAGAATACTTGTGCTTTTTCTAGCGCTGCTTCTTATGACCGGCTGCACAGCAAAACCCACGAAGGACGAGTCAGAAAAAGCGGCGGTTCAAGAAACGATTGCTGTTTCAGGCTCAAAGGATGCGGCTTCGCCCGAAGCGCCGGAGCCCGAAGAGCCGATTGTTCAGGAACAGCCCGAGGTTCCCATTGCGCCCTCGTTCGATGAGCCAGTTACAGAAACAACGTCACAGAAATCATCCGGTGTATACGTTGGAAGTGTTGACTCGGATAAATACCATAATCCTAGTTGCCGCTTTGCAAAAGAAATCCTCCCAGAGAACGAAATCTGGTTCGATAGCATAGAAGATGCGCAGAACTCTGGGTATTCACCTTGTGGAGGCTGCCACCCTAAATAATATTATAGCGCAATGTTTACACCCAAAAATAGAAAAGAGGAAAATAAGATGGACACTGTAGAAAGACCCGTTCCAACCGAAAATCAAAAGTTTTGCAAATTTTGTGGTGCGATCATCGACAAGGACTGCGTGATTTGCCCGAAATGTGGAAAGCAAGTTGAAGAATTAAAGTCCGCGCAGCCGAACGTCGTAATCAATAACACGAACACAAATGCGAATGTGAATACTATCCGCGGGTATGGTCGTCCGAAGAACAAATGGGTTTCATTCTTCCTTTGCCTTTTCTTCGGCATGATCGGTGCGCATAAATTCTATGAGGGCAAAGTTGGAACAGGAATCCTGTATCTCTTTACACTTGGGTTGTGCGGGATTGGATGGGTCGTTGACACTATCGCAATCTTGCTGAAGCCGAATCCTTATTACGTCTAACTCATAAATTTAGAGTTCTGCCACTGCTCCCGCTTTTCGCCGCCTACATCCGAGACGCAGGAAAAAAGCATGGGCGCTCCTTTGATGTAGTCCAGGCTCAGACTGTGGACGTCTTTGAAAAGCGCCCCGTCTACGATGATGTTTACTTTCCCGTTTTCAAAGCGAATATTGATGCTCTGCATTTTGTGTACCTCCATATTTTAGAACGTTCGTTCAATAATTTCAATTTGGAATCTTCCACAAAGAACACCTTGCATTTTCTTCGTCCGGTAACCCTCGTAAGCGGCAATTATGGGACTGACTATTTTGTATAATGGAATGTTTAAGATCGCCCCACCGTCGCTCCCCCGGCGGTGGGGCTTTCTCACGCGCCTGTAACCAGCATAGCAAAGTGGGTAGAAATGTCCACCCTCAAATTGGTAAAACCATACCCATAGCAGAAGAACCAGCGAAATATATGTGAAAATGGAGGTATATCATGTCGGCAATTCAGGAACTCGCCCCATATATTTCTGCATATCAGGGGAACATCAAGCGGGCGAAAGAGGATCAGCATTACACCATTGATAGACTTGTCGAGGAATCCGGCGTTTCCAGATCGGCTGTGACGAAGCTCTGCGCTGGTACGCAACAAGACCCGAAACTGTACAATTCTGCCGCGCTGTGCCGCGTTCTCGGTCTGTCGCTGGATGACCTGTTCGGGCTTGTCCAGCCCGCAGAAAGCCCGGAAGAACTGACCGAGCAGATTCATCATGTCGAGCTCAAAAACGCCAAGCTGGAGGCAACAACAGCCGCGCAGAGCGCACAGATAAGGTCTACGCATACAATGTGTTACGTTCTCGCCCTGTTTTGTATGCTGCTCTCCTTTTCTCTGATTGCCTGCCTTGTGACGGATGCGCAGAGTCGGAACACAGGTTTTATTCGCGGCGGAGATTTGTCCGTGGCTGCATGGGTGTGCATCGCCCTGATCGTAGGTTCAGCGCTGGCTTCAGCGATTACTTTCTATGCAATCCGAAAAGAACGTGGAGGAAAACATGGAGTGCATCAAGTGTAAAAAAGAAATTCCTGACGGCTCGGCGTTCTGCTGCTGGTGTGGGAAACAGCAGCAAGCGCCACAACGAAAGGCTTTGAAGCGTGCAAACGGTACGGGGACAGTTTACAAACTGCAAGGGCGGCGTACCCGCCCGTGGGTAGCCGCAAAAGGAAAAACCATAATTGGATACTACGATAAAAAAACAGCCGCCCTCGACGCGCTGGCGCGTTTACAAGGGCGGAGTATTGATGAAATATATAACTGGACCTTCAAGCAGGTTTACGAAGCATGGAAGGATGAACACTTCCGCGATATCGGCGCGAAGGGAATAGAGTCTTACGAACGCGCATATGACGTTTTTGAACCATTGCATGACAGAAAATTTCGCGAACTGCGGACCGCTGATTACCAGATTGTCATAGACAAGTACAGCGATAAATCCCACTCGCTACTGTCGAAGTTCAAACAACTTGCAACGCAGATGTCACAATGGGGAATCCGGCAGGAACTCATAACGACAAACTTCGCTTCGTTCATTAAACTGCCCGAGAATGTGAAGAAAGAAAAAGAGATCTTCTCAGAAGAGGATATCCAGAAGCTCGAAGCGGACGGTTCCCAGGCAGCCAAACTTACCCTGATGATGGTCTATACCGGTATGCGAATCGGTGAGCTGTTCGGGCTTAGAACCGAAAATGTCCATGAAACCTACGTGATCGGTGGGGAAAAGACAGAAGCAGGCAGGAACAGGATAATCCCAATCCGCTCCGAAGGGCGTAAATATTTTGCAGAATTCAAAGAGCGTGCAAAAGGCGAACTTCTGATCTCTGGGTATGCCGGGCAAAAAGTCATTGCAAATTTTCGCAAGCGTGACTACTACCCGCTTTTGGAGCGGCTCGGAATCTCCAAGAAAACACCACACGCAACAAGGCACACATTCGCAAGCTGGGCTGTAGCAAACAATATCAAGCCTGAACTCCTGCAAAAAATGCTCGGGCATGCAGACTATTCCACGACCGCAAACATCTATGAGCACTTTGACATTGACCAACTTGTGAATGCGATAGATGCGCCTGTTACTAACACGTTACTAACAAACCAAAAATCAGCGAAAAAGAAAAAGCCCTGAAACCTTTGAGATTTCAGGACTTTTTTGGTGGAGACTAATGGACTCGAACCATCGACCTCCTGCGTGTGAAGTAGACCTTCTGAAATTTCCTAAACTTTTTAAGCATGTTTTCAGACGTTTTGAGAAGTTTTCAAATTGGATATTAAATCTCAGACATTTTCAGATTTTTTCAGATTTTTTCAGTTACTAACAAATAGCTAACACAGTTACTAACACTAGACACGTTTTATCTTCTGCATAACAGAGTTATAAACCTTGCTGTTTACCATCGCAAGTGTATCCATAAGTTCGTCAATGACCGTCCAAGCCTTCGCCGGGTCTTTCCCGGCTACTGCAAGCAAAAACTCACTGTCCCCGTACTCGCCCACGGTAGCCGGTTCTGCAGTCACAGGGGCGGGAGCGCCAGAGTAGTAACCCACAAACTTATCTCTGGCATTCTCCGCTCCCTGCATCTTGTCGCGTATCACATATAGGTTCGCCAGTTTGGCATAATTGGGATAGCTGGATTCTTCGTATTCCAGCCGTGCTATTTCCTTTCGGATTTCGGCTTCATCCAGCATGTCTTTCCCTCCTTATGCTCTGTCAATCTGCTCCATGCAGCGCCGGATAGCCTCGCGCGTTTTATCATCGTCCGCGTCGCGCATCATGTCTTCCAGCGTCGAGCGCATATGCTCCCGCGCATCGGTTCGGCTATACCTTCCCATAGAATCGCGATGCCTGCCACGGTAAGAGCTGCCGCGCCCATACGTGCCGCGCATATCCGCTTCCCACTCGCCGTCGCGGGAATAGCCTCCGTCCTCAAGCATTTCGATTTTATAAGTGTTCTTGATGGAGCTTGTCAGCTTCTGAATTGCGTCCAGATCACCAGCAGACATTTCACGTTTGTCGGCGATTTCATCCAGCTCTTTGCAGAGCATTTCCCGAAGGTTTCTCAAATCGTACATATTCCTTCCTCCCTTCACGATACGCGCTCGATGATCATATTGCTATTTGCAAGGCTGATCGCCTGTGCGCTGGTGTTCTTCGCCGCTACAGTCAAGCAGCAGCCGCGCGGAACTTCCACGAATGTTGAAACGTAGATGTTGAAATAATTCTCAACAGCCGCAGGGGTTACGGTCGCTGTGGCGCTGTTCAAAGCCTCCCCGTTGATGGCGAGCGCAGCGGTGATAGCTCCGACTGTTCCGCCTGTAGGAACGGCGATATTCGCGCCAAAGGATACACGGAACTTCGCCTTACACTGCTGCGTAAGCCCACGAAGCGTAACAAGCCCGCTTCCGTCACGGTGTACGATACACGGTTTGCCACAAGCCGCCGTGGAAATTAGAGGGACGTTCTGCCCGGCGGCAACAATTTGAATATTGGGCGCTGTAAATTCAGCCATAAAATCATTCCTTTCTAAATGCGTCGAATTCGACACGGTTAAAAATAGCGGCGGGACGATTGCCCCGCCGCGTTTCTTGAGTATCGGCAAGGAACCGATCATTTTCGTGAGTCCACGAAAAAGCTCTACGTTATGGAGTTAAGCGCAGTTTCTGCAACCGTAGTTGTAGCCGTTATTACATCCGGAATACTGGTACGGGGCTGGAACCTCAAACGCCGGAACCGGACGGGGGTTGTAATGTACGAACTGTCCGTACACATAATCCCGAATCTCGTTCGTCTGCGTCGCCTGCGATGCAGCGAGGTTCGCCATAATAAGCTGCTGATTCTGCTCAGCAATCTTGGCATCCTTCGCGGCCAGTTCCTGCGCAGTCAGGCGCTGATCGATGCTGCGGAAGCCGCAGTTCATCGCGTCGATGATGTCGCGAGTGCTGTTCTGCACGGTGTTTCTGGTGTCGCAAGCCTGCGAAGCCATGTCATACCGCACCTGCGCAACGGCTGCGCGGTTTTCGCAGCAGCACTCCTGCGCCTGCATCGCCATGTTGTTGAGCTGCTGCATCAAGGCTGCCTGCTGGTTGCAGCGGGAAAGCTCCGCATTACCGAACCCCGTAAGTAGGGAGTTGTTCACGGCATAGAAGCCATCGCACAGCCCGCCGTTGATGAGGTCCATCTTGCGTTCGATGTTTGCGAAGTCGGAAGCCAGAACATAGCCGTCAACTACTCCGCCGGAATTGCCGCGGTTATTGCCGAAGCCATTACCGCCCCAGCCACAGAACAGGGCGAGGAACAGGATAATGAACCACCACCCGCCATCGCCTCCGAATCCGCCCCAGCCGCCGGAGCTGCCGGAAGGGGATACGTTCATGGTCGGCTGAATGCCGCCATCAGAAAGACTCATAATCATTTCTCCTTTCGTAGATTTTGAAATTTATCTCAATCGTGCGCACGAATTGAAATCTTAATTATCCAAGAAGCTGTTGAAACTGGCTTGCCGCCTGTTGTAGCTGGTTCAACTGCTGCTGCGAGATTTTCCCAGACTGTACCAGCTTCTCAACCTCCGCCCTCGGGTCGCCCTGAAAGCTCTGCTTGAACTGCTGAAACTGCCGCACCATATTTTGAAACTGCCCCATAGCCCCGGGCATTTGCCCGCCGCCGAGTGCATTAAACAGTGGATTCATTTTCTGCCTCCTTCACCTTTCTAACGGGCTTGACGCTCAGAGACGCCACCTTTGCCGCCAGTTCGTCAAAGTCCTTGCGGGTCACGTATTCCACCGTAGGCACTGTTTGTGGCGCTGTGGGGCTCACGGGGGCTGTAGAGCGCTCTACGAGGTCATACGTTGTCATTGCTGGTTTACCGCTTGCGTCTGCTTTCTTCACATACACAACCGGCGCATTCATATCCCAGAGCGTGACGGCGTTATTCGGCGCAACGATAAATTCGTTTGCCGCCTTCTCGTTCGGGACCCAGATGATAGACTGTCCACAGCTCGGCTGCTGTGGCTGAGGTTGCGGAGTCGGATACTGCATCGACGGCGCAGGCTGATACTGTGGACGCATCATTGGTTCCTGCATCATGGGCGGTTGATTGTAAATCGGCTGCTGATACACATAAGGCTGTTGTCCGAACATTATTTATCCTCCTTTTCCCAGTAGAACAGTGGGATTTCGTTCCCACTGTTCCACGTATCGAAATACGTGCCATCTTCCGCGCAGACAACGTGCGTAGATAGTGCGAGTACATATATACCGCGTGGATGGTCTGCGCAGAAATCCTCAACGGTATAACAGTCCGGGCATGTATTCGGCACGACGTTCCTTGTAAACCCATGCTGCCGAAGGTACGCGCCCCAGACACTGTTTGCCGACGGCATGTCGCCCATTTTCAGCCCCTGTAGGCAAAGTCCGACGTATGTTTCATCCCAGCTCTTGCCCGTCGCCTTTGAGATCGCCCGGACGGTACAGTCTCCGACTTGTTTCCCTTCCGGGTTTGGATTGAAATAAGAAAAGCCCATACCGAACACTCCTTTGATGTGTCCAGTATGGGCTTTTTCGTATTTTCGTGTGCCTCAGTTGTGCATCACTTAGCTGTATAATTTGCTCGACGTGTCTTTCAGCCGTGCCATAATTCCCGGAATCCGTCTCTGCACTGTTGCGCGGCCAAGATACAGCTCTGTCGCAACGTCAACCTGTGGGAGCTTATCCACAAAGTAGAGCTGCGCGATCTTTGCGTCTTCGCGGCCGAGATTCGATTGGTAAATAACCGTCTCCATATCCCGGCGCATCAGTCCGCCAAGCTCCGGCGGTAATTTGCATCTGGCTTGTGGAGCCATAGCCCCGCCCCCTTACTTCATCGCTTTTGCGAGCTTTTTGAGAAGATCGTCGCCGTACTTGTAGGCGGCGAGATAATCAATCGTGCCGTCGGTCAATCCGGCTTTCTGCCGGATGGTCTTCTTTGCTTCTTCAACCTCGGTATCAACCTTCACGGTATCGTATTCCACCCACGGGAGCTTTCCGTGCTTCTGCCAATTGCGGGCGTGGTAGCCTGCTTTCGCGCCGATCTTCTGGACGGCGGTGATTTGCACACCGTTGTCCCAGATCGGGGTGCATTCGACCGCCAGACCGTCACCGATGTACATGCCCCAGTGGCCGGGCATCCAGAGACCTTCGCCGGGAATCAGCTTGTCCCAGCCGGTCATTGACACGTCCTTGCACTTTGCAATCATGCCGTCGGCGGAGACATCCGGCACGCTGTTCGATGCGTATCTTGCACCGCCGTAGTAGGCGTTTTTGTTGCCGTTCCAGCCCCAGAGAATGCCCTTTGTCAGGTTTACGCAGTCAAAGCCATAGACAACTTTTCCGAGGAGGCTGCGCAGATACGCGACTCTGCCGCCAGTGTACCAGTCCGGGTACTGTGCGGATTTCTCGTCAATGATCGTTTCGCTCACGGGGGAGCCAAAGCATCCCCACATGTAGACGGTCTTGTAGTTCTTCGCAACGTCAATGTGCCTGCGCACAAGCTCGGATGCTTTCATCATTTCTGTTCGCCCTCCTGCGGCGTGCCCGCACTGTCCAGCACGTCCTGCGTCTTCTGGGACTGGGTCCCGAAATAAAACGCAATGATTACGGCGTAGATCGTCATAAAGTCCTGCGAGATTTTGCCCACGACTGCCATGTAGGCGAACACGCCGGTCAGCACCAGCGTGACCAGAGACTTGACGCTGAGCAGGTTACCCAGCCGCTTTTTGATATTATCCATTATGTACCCCTTTCATTCTACCGGTTCATTCTTTTTTGCGAATACTCTCTTGAAAGCCAGCAAGCCCAGCTCTGAGACTGCTGCGCCCCCGGCGTAGCCGAGTACATCAGACAGGTCGACCGACGTACCCAGCTCCGGGTTGTGTCCAACTGCGATAAGGACAGCGATGGTTTTCAGCGCACACGCCCAGATCAGCACCATCGTCAGGAGTCTGAGCAGATAGATGACGATGGTGCGCGCCATCTCGCCTTTGCTCCACTTGCCCTTTACTCGCATATCAGCCTCCCAGCCCCGCCAGAGCCAGCGCGTAGCCTACCAGCCCAGCGACGATCGCTGTCACGGCTGCCTTGATAAGCCCCTCCCAGCGGCTCGCTGGGACGTTCTGGAGGCGTTTGACGGCAGTGTCCATGCTGTCGACCTTGCTGCTCATGGTCTTCATCTGCTCTGCCATGACCGCGACGGACGTTGATAAGTCCAGCAAGGCTTTGTTGTCGGATTCCAAATCTCCGATGCGCCGTTCATTTCCCTTCGCAAGCTTTTCAACGGCAGTGATTCTGTGTTCCATTTCTACTTCATTCATGCATGCTCCTTTCCTGCCATTGGCAGTCCGTTATTCCTCAACTTCCCAGTCCGCCGGATAATCCTTCGGGCTGAAATTGGTATCTCTCTTTGCCTTGCACGCCTTGCCCTCGAAGATGCACCACTCGCCGGTGTGATAGATGTCGACCGTACCCGCCTGCGGCTGAATAAACTCCCGCGCAGTTTCCCTTGTCGTGCCGTGGAGCGGCTTATTGAACGTGTACCATGCCTGGTTTCCGGGCGCGATGTCCGGATAGACGGCGTTGTCGTAGCTCTGGTAGACTTTCCACGGGTCGCCGCCTACGGTAAAGATCTCATCGACCGTGTGCTTTCCGGGCTCCCACTCGTCCCAGAGCGCCGAACATTTAATAATCTCGTCTGCCGTCTCGGGCTTTTTCTCGCTCATGAGCAGCTTCACCGCAAACGCCGTGGACGTGTTCAGATCGTAGGCAACAGGCGTTGCAACAACCGGCTGCGGCGTTGGGACCGGCGTATTCGTCAGAAGCCAGCTGCCGTCTTTGATGTCCTGTCGGAGATAATCGATCGGTGCGAACGTCCGCAGCTCGAAGCCGTTATCCGCGAAGACCACGACGGGACCGGTCAGCTCTGTCACCCCCGAAAGAGAATCGCCCGTAAACCGTACCGAGCCGGAGGTGCTGTATACCCGGACGTTCGCGTAGGTTTGATTGTTGTGTGTGATGTACATAGTGCCTCCTTATGCTGCGAGCATGTCATCAGCGACTATCATGTCACTGGGGAGAATGATTGCGGGTCGCACACCGTATGAAGTATATGAGGAGAGTCGATTTCGGCTTCCGGAGGAGTCGACGTACCACACGCTGAGTGCGTTACCGCCGTACGGGGAGCGGAGCCACCAGCCATAGGGCGAGCCATTGAAGTTTGCGATGCGCTTGACGTTGCCTCCAGAGCTTGCGGTGAAGTAGTCCAGTTTCGCGCCATCTACCGGGAAGTAGATGCTGTCACTTGTCGTGAAGCCAACCTCATATCCAGATAGTAGAAAAGCTTTTACAGACAATCCATTTGCACCGCTCTGGTCAGTAACGTTAGTACCGCCGTTCTGGCGGTACGGGATCTTTACCTGCTTGATAGCACTTTGGATGTTGTGATCGAACAGGCTTAAAAAATCACTGTTCAGATAGCTGTGAATGGTGCTGCTTTCCAGCTTGTTCGCATTGGCGCTGTCCCATGAGCGTTGCTCATAGATATCCTTCATCAACAGCCAAGTGCCGTCGCAGCTTGCGTCGTAGATGCTTGATGGCAGCCCCTGATGCACAACCAGCCAGTCCCACGGAGTGCCGTTCAGGTTCAGTTTGATACTGCGCCCAATTTCCAGATCAGACATTCTCGTTCTGTGCGGCGCAGGTCCACGTCTTAAAAAAACTCCCATCACAAACCTCCTAGAAGCAGAATGCGAAGGCTACGCCGCGGTCATAGTTTGCATCGGATTGGCTAGAGGTACCAGTGGAGTATACATTACAGAACATATAATCGTGGTCTGCACTCGGCGAGCGCTCTCGCCATACAGTCGCAGTACCGTTGAAAGTCTTAATACGGAAACCTGCTGCCTTATAATAGTCATACAATGTGCCTTCACCGTTCACAGAGCGGTCGACGATGCCAAAAATCTCTATTTCAGACAGCAAGAATAACTTGTCTGCGGTCGTGACAATGGTAGTGCTGTAGTCCCCCGCCGAAGTCAGCTTGTTCACCTCCCGAATGCTGTTTTGTACTTCCGTCGGCATCTTGGATAGAATGCCAGGTAGATGCTTGGTTCGCATGTCGCAGCTAGTCCAGCCGCCTTTATTGGTCGCGGCAAGGTTCATACGCTTCTTCTCGTGATAGCATTCATGCATCTGGAAGGTTAGCGGTGCCGTGCCGCCTGCGGTGTAGGTATCGTGGTTCTTGCCGATGATGTCGATCTGATAGCTTATTCCGTTGATCGTCATTGTTTTCTGGTCGCCGACAGCCCATGTCTCCGGGACGGTGCCGCGTTGGCAGGCTGCAATGATCTGCTCCCAGGTATTATCCGCAAAATTTGCCTCATACGGATATTTAATCCCCGTAAACCATCTAGGACTGCGCCCACTCATCCGAACACCACCACCTTCACGGGGACATTCACCGTCGGCGCTTTGCCGATGCACTGCGCGGACAAAGAGTTCGCGCCCGTCTTATAGTTGTGGATGAGCGCGAAGCCCTCCAATAAAGCCGCGTCTGCGTCCGGGTCCGTGCCCGAGAGCGCCACGTCCCACTGCGGGTCTACATCGTAGGACGCTTTCAGCCCCGTGATCGTGATCGTCTGCGCCTGGTAGCCGTGTGAATCCGCAGACCAGCCCGAGGCAAGAAGTGTGCCGGTGTACTGCTTCGGTCCGCTGCCTGCGCCTGCGACGGAATCGTCGACGTATTTCTTGGTTGCCGCGTCCATGTCTTCTGTCGGCGCGCCGGAGAGTTTCAGCTTGCCGGTCAGCGTGCCGCCCGTCAGCGGCAGACACTTCGCGATCAGTGGCTTGATCTTATTTGTCCAGAGGTAACTCAGGCCGTTGTTATCCAGATAGGCCATAGCTGCACCTCCTTACGTGTCCGCAGTGATTGTGTCAATCTCGCCGTTCGTGATCGAGTTGATCTCAAAAGTTGTGCCCAGCGCGTCCCACGCGGTGCCGGTCCAGGCGTAATTCATGCCGGTGTCCTCGACATTCCACACATCGCCTGCCACATTGCCGGACGTAGGCAGCGCCGAGAACGTCGCCTTGCTGCCCTTGTACTTGTAAAGGCCGGAAATGTCCGTCTTTTTTGCATAGTCGCTCGCGTTGCTAAAACCGGAAAGCTTTGTGTAGTCTGCCGCTGACATAAGGCCGGGCGATGTGGCCGAGGCCGCCTCATAAGTCGTGTCGGTAAACACAGCGTCCTCCGGCACGTCCTTTGCCACCGTGTGGCCGCCCACTTTTTCGGCGTTGTCCACAACACCGTCGCCGTTCTTGTCGTACACGCTTTTCAGCATGTCGCCGCCGCCCGCGCTCGCGACGGAATCGTCGACATATTTTTTGGTTGCCGCGTCCATGTCTTCTGTCGGCGCGCCGGAGAGTTTCAGCTTTCCGGTCAGCGTGCCGCCGGTGAGCGGCAGATACTTCGCAACCAGAGGCTTGATCTTGCTGTTCCAGAGGTACAGCAGACCATCGTTATCCAGGTATTTACTCATTTCAGCATCTCCTCTATTTCCGTATTTGTGATTTTCTCCGACGCCGGAGGGATTGTGTCCAGCTTTGATTGCAGGCCCGTAATGGCCTTAATCGGGTGCTGATCGTCCGCGTCCCGGTTTAAGAGCTTTGTGTGGTCATTTGTGCCGCCTCCGCCGCCCTGATAGACCACCTTCGCCGGGGAGATCTTCATCTTGATCTCCGGCTGGGAAAGCGTCATTTTAATCATATCCAGCCTCCTTCAAGAACTTTTTCGCGTCCGTCTGCACGATTTCAGCTGCCATCGGGTTTCCGTCGCCATCCGTTAAGGCAAGCTGTAGCCTTACGGTGCTTGCTTGCAGCCGCATTGCGTCTGCATACGGGATTTTTACAAGCAGGTGCGTTTCGTCGACTACTGTAGGTTCGTACTGGAAGAAGGAACACCCCTGTCTCACATAGAACTCAATCTTCGTCGCTTTCGTCAGGTCAGTTCCCTCAACTTCCACCGATAAAGCGTTCGCGATTTTCTGAAACACTTAATCACCCCCCTGCCTCAAATACGTCCAGTTCGTTCTTTGCCTTGATAAATGTCGTTGTGTCGTCGGAAAGGGAGATGGTAGGCAGAAGTCTAGCGTCCGTGCTGTAATCGTGATATATGATTGCAGACGCTGTCACGCCAAACGCGGTATCCCCGACAAATGTAAAGTGCTCTGGAACTGAACCAGACGGAAGTTCTGCTTCGTTGATATTCGCCTGTGGGTCTGCGGCAGTCCATGTGTGCCACTTGTTCCCAAAGACAAGCATTTTCGTGTTCGCAGCCATAGCGCAGGTTTCACCATTGTTGTCATACCCGGTATTTTTTTCGACAACTTGATATTCCCAGTTCTCCAAATCTGTAGAGGATGCAAGTATAACGTTGTTCGTTGTGCTTCCTACCAATTCAACATATCCGTCGAAGAGAACGTAATATCGTCCATTCATATACACAAGGTCTGAGATTGCGTTTGCTCCTGGGTTCAGTTTCGGAACGGTAAGCTCTTTCGTCGCAAAAGCAAAACCGCTTGCGTCGGCGCTAACAGAAACCTGAAAGTGCGCTACTTTATCACTCGAGTTATTGTACGCGGTAACTCCGCATATGACCCAGTTACCATTTGCGTGGTTGAACGACGTCGTATCCGGCTGCGACACAAACGAAACGTTGCTACTTGCTGTCCAAGATGATGCGACATCAGGGGTTGATGTGTAGTAAACGATCAAGGCATCCCCAAATGTTGTATTGTTCGCAACAAAGGCAAACTCGCTGCCGCTAGAATCAAACCCGTAAAGGTCGATGCTACTTCTTGCGGCGCTCAGAACAGAGATGTTCGTCCATACGTTACTTCCGGCTGTGCAGCAGAACGCCTCGATCTTCATGGAGCCATACGCTCCGGTGGTCATGAGAACGACGCACTTTCCTTCCGTACACGCGATGAACAACCGCTGCGCATAATTGTATGAGTTTTTATTTACTGTGTACTCTTGTGTCCATGTTCCATCGAGTGTAGGAGCGCTGAGTATGACAAACGGGTATGTGCGATAGTTTGTTCCGCTACCGATCGAAGGCTTTAGCAGTGCGATAATCCACCGCCCATCGAAATATACAGGACGGCTTACCGTCCCAACAAGCGCAGACACACCCAACTTGTTCCCATCCCATACAGCACTAGATGTTCCGCGGAGTAATTGGCACAAAGCCGGGTACTCCGCAAACGTTACCTGCGAGCCGTCACATTTGAGCCATGCGTCGCCCAGACTCAGCGCCGGAGAGGTCTTCACCGTCCCAATGGGTTCTATCCTGTCCGGCATATGCCGCAATGCGTCGTCCACGAAGGGATTAGACACCGGAAGCCGGAGAAAGCGCCCCGTGGAGTCCTGAAGCATTGTGCGTGTATTGAACGGCGTTCCGGTGTCGTCCGGGTCGTCTGCACGCGTCATGTCGTAAGTATCTGTCTGTCCGGCAACGGGCTTGAGCTTTACCCGCCCCGGAAATTTTGGAGTTCGGTCTTTCATGTTATCCCCCCATGTCTCCTGCATATAATTCCGCATCCGCGTAAACCCAGCCGACCTCCCGACTCTCCAACATGTCATCTACGGCGATGATCGTCTTTTCAATGTTGTTCGCGCCCTCCCAGTCCAGATCGTTGATTTTTGCCGGAGGGCGCGGGGCAGGATTGACAACTGCGTCATATACAGCGTTCGCGGATTCGATATAAGCGTCCATAACTTCTTTGTCGAGCACTTCGTCAGAACCGTAATCTTCCCGCACTTCTGCCGGAACGTCGATGTTGTGCGTCCTCAGCCGGTCGCGGATGGTGATAAGCGCCGTCCCCACGCGGTTCAGGTCAGACGCCTTGTAAGAGCCCTTGAGTCCGGAGTTGAAGTCGGCCTTCTCTTGCTCGGTGAAGTCGCTCCACAGCTTTTTGTAAAGCGACTCGGCATAGGAAGCATCCGCCTGTGTCCGGTCGGTAATCAGCGTTCGCATAATTCTCATGCCGAAGCCCCCGTTCCTACGATCTCGCAGTCAGCCGCCGCAATGCCGCTGAGCTTGATGGTCATGGACGTAATCGTCCCGGTGATCTGATCTTCCCACGGAACCGTGGTTGTGACGTAGTCGCCCGGCATTTCCTTATCCATGACGATCTTCACGCCGTGCGTCTGGCGGCGCATATAGTAATCAAAGACGTGCTGTGTTACCGCCGAAACGTTCGAAGAATTGACAAGCGTCGCGTCCTTGACTTCAATGACGTTCGGCTTGGTGGAGGCTGTAATGTTCGGGTTCGACTTTGTCGTGACCGCCGAAGTGTGATAATACGTCTTACCGCTTACCACGACGGTATCGCTTCCGCTGCCGGACGTGCTGTAAGTGTGCGCCGTGACTCTTACCTCGGTCACAATTGCCGCCGTGCTGACCTCGCCACCCGTGTAAATCCTGTCCAAAGGAATCTCGACGGGGTCGCTTTCCGGAAGCCGCCAGACCTTCACATTGCCGGTTCCACTCGTGTCTACCACAGCCCGCAGTGCAAAGGCGGCTTGCTGTAGCGCTTCACGCCGGGAGCAGTCCGGGATGTACCCGGTAAGCTTCTCCGTCTGCAATTCCTCAGAAAGCTCCAAGTCGAAGTATCCGCCGAGGATGCTTTCCAGTACCGTTTTCGCGTTCGCGTTCGTGTAAATCGCGGCCGCAAACGGGTCTTCATCGAGAATTCCCAGCGCGTCAATGCACGAAACGTTGTAAACGTTCTGACTGACTCTTGTGGAGTCATCAATATAAAACGTGCCGATTTTCGTTTTGCCGTTGTATACGTAAACCGGCTGTTTTTCCTGAAAGATAAAGTCGATATCGTCCAGAGAGTCCAACGTAAAGTCGAGCGTGTTGATCGCGACTTCGTCGGAAATGATACTCAGTTCTTCCGTCACCTCTACGCTTCGGAGTTCTTGCCGCTCGAATTCCCGGACGATTCCGAAGAGAATCAGGGAAATCTTGATGGGCCGGTTCGGAAGGTTGGTCTTGTTGAACTGAATGGTGATCTTGTTGTAAAGCTCTACCGTCTTCTCGCAGAAGTAGTTTCCGCTTGTCGGGAAGAACTGCTGCGTCGCAAGCTGCGTCGTACCGTTGTACCACGTGAGATTCAAATCGCTGCAATAGTCCCCGGTGTTTCCGTCGAACTTAAAGTAGATGCCAAGAGACGTGAACTGGCCGTCAAGGGAGATCGTGATCGTCGGCGGAGTTGTAAACGTGCAGTCGTCCCCGCTTCGAGGCGTCGACCAGAAGCCGACCGGCTCGGTTTTCGGTTTGACTTTCCGCGTGCCGTTGAGTACCCATTGGTTCTGTTCTGTCGTGGCTACAGGCCCGGCGAACGCGCCGAATGGAAGCATATCCGTATCAGATATGTCCATCGCGGAACTTGCCGTTACGCTGGCCGCTGCTGCCGAGCCGACGGCCACGTCTTCATAAACAACTTTTACACTCATAGCGGCGTCCTCTTCGGCTTCATCGCCACAAAATTAAATGTCAGGTTGCCCCATTCATTCCGCTGCCCGTAAGATGTCAGCAGTTCGTCGTCGCCGTTCGCGACATACGCATCAAAAGTAAGCACCGACTGCGCGTATGGGACGGTCAGTACATGACTATCAACCGGCGCGGAAATTGCTTCATAGAACCTGTCATATTCCGCCGGGTCAGTTCCAACCGGGTCAAGCTCCACGCTGTAGTTGTAAAACGTGCCGATGATGTCGCGCACCATCGCGCCGGTCATAACACGCCCCGCATTATCGCCGTCCAGAACCGCAAAAGAGCGTTTAAGACTGGTTACATGCAGATTCGGATACGCCGTGCCGTCGAGGGTCAAAACACTCGTCATGCCTTCACCCCCGCCAGCCTTACGCCTACACGCTGCGTCTCTTCGTTGTTCGCCTTATAGACAGCCCGCGCAAACTCTCTGCCGTTGAGCTGCAAGATGATCGTCTGCGACCGTCCGCCGGATTCGTTCATAGCCCGTTTGAATGCCTGCACCATTGTCTCAAGCGGCGTTTCGATGTTCGTACCGCTCTTCTGGTCGCCCAGCACCGCCATAAACTCCCTGTTCGGAGGGATGACAGCGCCTTCTGCCAGCCTCGGGAGTGCTACTTTGCTCACCGGTGGGATATTAAAGCCAAACGATTTGCCACCGATAACCGGCACCCAATCCGGAATATCAATGTGAATTTTATTCAAGCAGGAAATGAGGAAATTGATTCCATCAATGATTCCGTTAATTGCCGCTTCAAACACGCCGATAAAACCGTTTAAGGCATTCTTTGCAAGGTTTGCCCACCATTCCGCCGTAAACACGGGCGCAATGTTTTTATCCCAGAAGCTTTTTACCGCTGCCCAACAGGATTTGATTTTGTCTATAATGAAATTCCAATTTGGGGCAATCGCCGCTGCAAGACTTGCACCGCCTGCCGCCAGCAACCCAAGACCAAGAGGAATTCCGGCACCTGTAAACAGGAGAACCGCGCCAAGCACAAGCAAAGATACGCCAAGTAAAGCAGTTATTACGCCGAGCGGACCGCGCAGTTTGCCTTGAATCGTGTCCCAGTTTGCTGTGATTGCTGCCCTCAATCCAACTGCACCCGCTGCCATTAGAGCAATACCGAGTGGAATATTTGCGCCGGAAAACGCTAACACAGCGCCCAATGCAAGCAATGCCGCGCTTACAAGCGCTGTTACAACTCCTATTGGTCCTTGCAATGCCTGTTTAATGCTGCCCCAGTTAATTGCTACAACAGCTGCAAGTCCAACAGCACCCGCCGCCATTAGTGCGATGCCAAGCGGTAAATTTGCACCGGAAAACGTGAGAATCGCGCCAATGACGAGCAGCGCCGCACTCACAACTGCCATGATTTCGTAAACATTTTCCTGAACAAACTTTTTAACAGCGCCCCAGTTGATCGCAGCGGCTGCGGCAAGCCCAGCTACGCCCGCTATCATAAGCCCTATGCCAAGAGGCACATTTGCCCCGGTAAATGTCAAAATTGCGCCAATTACCAGCAGTGCACCGCTTACGATTAGCGTCAGTTCCGTGATAACCGCCTTAAGTTCTGCGACTGGTCCTTCCCAATTAGCGGCTGCTACAGCTGCAAGCCCAATAGCGCCCGCGATAATCAGTCCTAAACCGAGAGGAACGTTTGCACCGCTGAATAGCAAAATGGCGCCAAGTGCCAAAAGCGCCGCGCGCACAATGGCTGTGATTTTACCGATCTGCCCTTGCAACAGTTCAGCGATTCCGCCCCAATTTTCCGTCACAGCATCGTAGATTGCCAACGCTCCAATTGCCATCAACGCAAGCCCGAGCGGAATGTTCGAGCCGGAGAATGTCAAGATTGCACCAAGCGCCAAAAGCCCTGCACCAAGAAACAGTTCCGTAATCGCGGTGATCTGGTCTTTGATTTTAGATGCGAAATTCGGTGCAATCTCACCAGACGCGCCAGCACCTCCGATGCCGCCCGCGCTTTCGTCCGAATTGCTCGACAGCTGATTGATTTCGTCAAAGCTTGCCATCGACTTCCCAGCTTTTTTCGCCGCGCTCCCGACGCCTTCTAACGCCTCTTGCTCGTCATATAGAGACTTTGCAGCCGCTGCCGACTTTTCGTAAGTCGTTCCAAAAATCTTAGACACGATCCTAGCCAGCAATGTTATAATGCGAGTCAGTACGTTAGCGAGCGTTATAAACGCCGGAATTACGACTTGAAGAATCGGTTGCGCCAGCGTCAGCAACGCGCCTTTCAGTCTTGCGACCGCAGCCCGTGCCTCCTCATTTTTCATGATTGTTTTCCCGAGCCAAGTCCGTAAACTTTGCAGTGCCCGAGTAATCAGGCTGAAAACAAGAACGCGCTTAAAAAGCCCGGAAACACGCTTACTGAACGTGTTCATGCTGTCGGAAACCTTCTTCGCGGCGGTCTCCATTCGCTCTGTCGCGCCGCTTGCGTTTGTGATTTTCTCCGTGAGTTCTCCGGCTTTTTGCTTCGCAGCGTCCAAAGCAGAAGTCTGCGCGATCACTTTGTCCGTGATTTTTGCATATTTCCCGTCCAAACTCTCAACGATCTTGTCTTGATCTTTTAAGATTGATTCCTGCTCTTTGATTTGTGCCGCGACTTCCGTCTGCCGTCCGTATGCTGTGATATAAGCCTCCGGAGACGCATACACCTCACCGGACGTGATCTGCCGAAGCCGCGCGGATTCAGCCCGCAACGATTTCAGCGCATTTTCTGCCTGTTTTGCAGATTCTTTCGCTGCGTCAAGCTGAGATTTCAAGCCACTCTGCTCTCCGGTGCTTTTTTTCAGCTCGGCTTCCATTTTGTCGATTTTCGCCGTCAGTTTATCAAGCTCCTTCTGCGCGTTTTTTGCGTCGACCTCCGCTTGAACAACGAATCTTCCATCTGCCATTTTCTCACCACCTTATTTTGAAATGCCCCATGCGGCTAGAACGTCCTTTTCGGACTCTGTATACGTCGTTTTCAGATCGATAATATCCCTGTTTTTCCGGTAGAATTCCCTGTCCTGTTTATCCAGAGACTTCCCGTGCGCTTTTTTATCGCGTATGCGGACGACTTGAGCAAAGAGACAGTCACCGATCTCCTGATAGAAGCTCAGAAACGAGTACCAGTGTAGATATTCCAGCGCCCGCACCTCACACCCGGCAATCCGGTTGATCGGAGCAATAATGATGTCAAAATCCTGTTCCCACGACATCAATGCAGGTTCGTGTTTCTTCTCTTTCCGATCTTGCCCCCGGTCAATAAACCGGAAGCATTGATTTAGGGCCTCCTGATAGTCTCCTGGAGGCATTTCGTCGAAACCGGGATAAAAAATCTCTAGTGCCGCCTCGGTCTTGAGATGGTCATCCAACTCGTTATCGGTAAGAGCGGTGAGGATATCCAACACCGCTCTATAGTCCGACCGAATTCCGTATTCTGTTCCGTTTACATCAACCGAGGTCGGCAGCGACCAGATTACTTTTTCCATCGCTCCGTATACTTCTTGATTCTCGGGTCAGTAAGTTTCTTCTGGCGGGAGAACGTCGTATCGATCTGATCAATGACGGCAAGCATCAGATTGCACCAGACAGGAAGACCGTCGGCCATTGCATAGACGTTCATCGTGCCAAACAGGGGCGCGCAGATCGGCTTCCCGAAGAGTCCATCCAGCATGTCGCGCATTTCTTGGTCTCTACGGCGCGCAATCTCAAAAATTTCCTTTTTGTCTGCGCAGCGCTCAACTTCTGCCTTGTACGCATCCTGCTTTTTGTCCAGTTCTTCAAACGTGTTGTAGATTTTCTCTACAACTTCGCTGTCCGTAGGGTTGAATTCAATCGTCACAGCGTCGTTGATGTTAAACGCCACTATGCCGGTGTCAAATCTGATTTCTGCCATCTATTGCTCCCCCTTATTCCGAATCCGCTGTAAATGTTACCGTTCCGCCAGCGCCGACCGCCGCCGTGCCCGTGGTTCTGTTGCCGCCAAGCGTGACGTCGATAGGCATGCCGACATAGCCGCCGCCTTCGCCGCCGAGACTCGAGGGCTTGACCATCGTCGCATCGTACCGTTCGGCGAACGCCGCTGTCTTGGCCGTTCCCGCGTAATGGTGGACGATAAGCACATCCTGGTTCGCAAGAGCTGCGGCGTCCTGATCTTTGACCGCAAGGTTCCAGATCTTCGTAAGCGCAGCGTCGCCCGCGTCGAGTTCGCACGGCTCAAAGCTCTGCGTAATGATCGGCTTCTTCATTGTGGTTCTGGTCGTGCCGAGGATATCCTTGCTGGAATCCTCCTGCCAGTCGTATTCCATGCTCGAATCCGTGACTCGAGTGCCAAAAGGCGACCAAACCGGCGCAGTCGCGGAACCCGTGTTCAGGTACGCGATGAGTAATTCTCTGTCTACCGGCTGGCCGCTCGTGGTGTTAAAAGTAGTTTCTGCCATTTATATCACCTCGTAAGTCATCTTCATTAAAATTTGGTGGTCTTCTGTTCCATCGTTGTATCGGGCGAACATCGCCGCGCGGCTGGATACGTCCATACGCCGGACGCGGATGCCGTCACCCAAAGACGGATAATTCTGCATTGCCCAATCCCCGAAGCGGTTCAAAACCGCGTCAGCTTTCAGGCGCTTGTCGTTGCTGCTGCCCGGAAAGATGCGGGCGATAATTTTGAACTGGTATTCTGCCTCGTGCCCGCCGATGATATATTTCCGCGTGATATATGCGCCCTGAATCGTGGACAGCGCCATACTCGCAGAATCAGCGGCGAGGAATTCGTAGTTGATCGTTGCAGCCGGCATATCATCATCTGAAAAGGAATTCGCCCATACCATCATCTTCCGCGATATGTCCTGCTCTTCCTCTGCGGATACCAGTTTCTTTTGCTTCTCAGAGCCCATTTTTCACCGCCTTTTCTGCAACTCGAATCCATTTGTCAAGGTTCTCAGCCTTTGAAGCCTCGAACCAGTGCGATTGTGCCTGCGCGTGTCCGGATGTCGTGAACACAAGGTTTTTGTCCGTCAGAACCTTCGTTCCGCCCTTTGGCGCGTATGTGCTTCCAGTCTCCGGGTCAACCATGACTTTCCCGTAGTACAGGAATCTTGCATACGGCCCCGGATAGATGATCGCATTACCGTCCACCATTGTTCTCTGGTCAAGAGAGCCCGTCAGGAACGGCACATACGGGCTTGTGTCCTTTTTTACCTGTACAGCAACAATGTGTTCGGCTTTTGTACAAGCCCGTGCTATAGCCTCCTGAAGCTCGTCAAAGCCGTCGGTTTTCACACTGAATTTCAGCATTACGTGCCTCCGACCTGCCAGTGCCGCATGGAAGGACTGCCGAAGTCCTTCATGTCCACCTTTGTCACTTTGTACACATCGTCGTAAAGCATTTCAATCTGTTCTTCCGTCTTGTCCTGTTCGACTACTTCACCCTTCACAAAGAAGGTAGTGCCGCCGTTACCGTCCGTGGATAGCGTCCAGATTTTGCTTTTATCAGTTGCGCGCCAGAATTCTTGCGGTCCGACGTAGCGCTTCTCCACGCCTGTCACGCCATCTACGGCTGGCGAGGAAAACGGAATGTACAGATTCACTGCGTCTGCACCTTCAAGCCCGCTCGCGCGGACGTTGGCAGCTTTCGACGATTGGAGCATTACGCCGCGAATCACCGTGATATAGCGCTTCTGCGTGTCATTGAAATCCTGGTCTTGCTCCTGCGTGACGTTGTAGATGGTTACAGTGTGTGGGGCGTACATGCTAAACACCTGCCTCTGTAAAGAAGCCCGGTATGGGCTAGATATTCACGTGCTACGCTTGCAAGAGCCTTCTTCGCCTCGGAAGCCGCTTTCAATGCAGACACGGAAGAATCACCGCCGCTGCGAAGCGTCCGGGAATAGCCGCCTACAGTCTCGCTCTGCAATTCTCCTTCGTCAGATGCAAGCCCAGCGGACACATTCTTTCTGGCAAGCTCCTGTGCCGTGTCGATCAGCATATACTGGTCGACTAAGGCACAGCAGCACATTTTTACAGCATCCAGCTCTGCAAAATCCTTTACTCGGTTTTGCGTGTAGTAGTCAAGGAAGGAACTGGCGCGTGTCGCCAATCTGCAAAAGCTGTCAGCGTCTACCGTTCCCTTGTAGATATCGCAGTAGTACTCATAATCGGCGTATATCATTGCGCCAGCTCCTTTCTGTTACGAACCTACCGTCACAGTGGCCGTTCCGGTCTTCGTGCTGTCCTGCTTGGACTTTGCGGTAACGGTAATGCTCGCGGACGTCTCGTTGGAAGCGACCGTCAGGATACCGTTTTCCGAAATGGAAGACTTCGCGCCGCTCTGGCTCCACTCGACATCGCCGCTCACGATGCCTTCACCAGCAACAGAAGCCGCAAACGCCTTGCTCGCTCCCTTTTTCACGGTTGCAGTAGCAGGGGATACAGTCACCGTAGATACTGTGCCAGCCTTTCCATAAACAGAGAACGGGAACGGGTTGGCAATGTCAACGTTGTACGCGTTGACCGGGTTTGCGATTTCCCAGCCGAGACGCATGACCGCACGGAGAGCGACCATATCGTTCTGCATGAGGTTGTAGGTGATTGCCTTCGTGCTCGGGTCCTGAATGACACCCTCGGTGAAGATCTTAAAGGTCATGTCCTGACGGATGGCGTATACCAGCTGCGTCCAGTCACCGACGATCATCTGTGCCTGTGCCGGGTCAAATGCGCCGTTCATCGGGAAGTACATATCCATACCATCCAAACCATAGCGCGTTGCGCCCTGCATGTCGGACTTGAAGATGGGCTGACCGGTCGTGTCCTTCAGCCCGCGCAGCTTGCCGCGCATCTGGATTGCGGCCATAACGCCGTTCGGGTTGAAGCCGTCAAGTTCTACCTTCGCGATAAGACCGCCTTCTCCCATGATGTCGGTAAATACATCAGAGCTTGCCGCAACTCCGTTACCAGCAGCGATAGCGGAAGGAACGACGCCATCGCGCCACGTGGTGGGCTTGTTCGTGCCAAACAGGATGGCAGCGTCAATTACCTTGCCGAAAGCTTCGGTCAGTCTGGGTCTTACCTCGCCCCAGATGTCATAATCTGCGTCATCCAGTGCTGCTTCGGGGATGGGGACGATAACCGCGATTTCCTCGGCATGGATTTTCTTCTTGTCCCACGCCATCTTCGTGGTCTGCTTGAAAGCCTCACCGGCTCCAGTATCGGTCGATTCGCCGTTGACGAAGTACGCAGAGGGAAGCGCGTCGAGGACGTTGATGGTCTGCGTCTTGCTGGACATATTCGCCAGTCTCTTACCCATGCGAAGGACTGCGGATTCCGCGATAGCGCCCTGCATGATCTCACGGGTTGCGGGTTCCGGGATAAGCCCGGAAAGTGCATTTCTGTCAATAATATTCGGCATATGATTCTCCTTTCGTTATCTACGACCGCCCCGAATCAGGGCGTTCATTACGCTGTTTACATTTGTTTCTTTGTTTCCACCACCTGCCGGTGCTGTCCAGTCGAACGTCGCCTTCTTGCGGTTCGCTGTGAGCTCATCAACTGCCTGCTCGAACGTGATCTTGTCGGTGACCATCTTTGCAGCCTTGAATGCGACAAACTCAGCGTCCTCGCCGCTCAAGCCCTTGCTCAGGACGTATTTGTCCCGTTTGAGCTGTTCGGCTTCAGCCTGCAATGCAGTCAGTGCCGCCTTACTGTCTGCAAGGTCTTTTGCCTGCTTTGCATGCCGTTCCTGTTCGGTCTGCTGGCTGTCTTTCCATGTCCGGTATGCGGTGATCTCTTCCTCGCTGGGGTATTTCTTCCGTTCTCTGTCAAGCCTTGACTGAATCATCTTGTCAACGTCAGCCTGAGTGAACGTCTTTTCCTGCTCTTGCGCAGTGTTTTCCGTGCCCTGCACGTTAAGTTCTTCTGCCATAAAAATCTCCTTGTTTAACGACCTGTCGGTCAGTGTTGATAAATAAAAAGAGCCAACCGACAACAAATCGTAGTCAGTTGGCTCCATTCAGCCCTTCCCGGCGAACATTTACGCCGTGGGAATCTATTCAGTTTTCAGCCGCTTTCGCTGAATTGTCTGCACAATGATATTTCCTTCCTTATCCCGTAGGAGTTCTACGCGGAAACCAGCCGCAAGCGCCCGCTCAATGGCTGTTTTTAACTTTTCGTCAATCATACACACGTCTCCTTGACAACCTTAACCTCTTTGCAAATAAAAAAGAGGGGCCGCAATAACGCAGCCCCTCGTCGTAGTTTGGCCCTTTGGCGGGTGTGCCTGTCCCCGCATCTCTTGCTAACCTCCCTTGTAAGTTTGATAGACTTCCGAGAAAGGTGTGTAGCGACACTAAATCTCTACCTCAAAGAACCATTCTATTCTATGTCAAGTATAGCTGCATTATTCTGATTTGTAAAGTATTTTTTTATTTCTCAAATACTTTTTGAATTTTTTCTCGCTGATCTTCAAAAATGTAATAATAGAATTCTTTTTGTATTCTTCATCCCCTATTACTGCAAGTTTTAAGATCAACCGGAAGTGCTCATTTGATTCTATGAACTCATGTAATATGACGGCCGTATTTTGAACAGGATCGTCGAGAATATATTGCGGGTTTTCCAGCATCTCGCCTATGTAGTGTGCATAACGCTGATAGTCGTTTGGATGGTGATCCATAATATGCTTTATTCGTTCGTCCGATATAATCACCTCATCGGTTCGTATGGAAGAAGAAACCACGCTATATTTATCTCTATCGATTCGTCCAATCGTCTGCACGCCTTCGCCACCCTTAACCGCTATTTCTTTTATTATAGCAGATTCTGGAGTGTTCGCAACGGCCTTCGTATCATTGTAGAGAACTTTTGTTCGTTCTCGCTGCTCCGGCAGACCCGCCGCTTCGCTGAAATCCTTATACTTCGCATTCAGCCGCCGTAGCTTGATATTCGCGGCTTGTGCGTCTTCGGAAAGTCCACTCTTCTCATAGCCATCTTTCAGCCGCTTCTGTGCGCGGATCTGTCGTTCAATTCTACGCTGCATCTGCGTTGCTTCATATGCAGTGTATTTCTTTCCGTCAAACTCGCATCCAAGCCCATCATCGATATGCGCAAGCTGTTCGTCTGTGTAAGTCCGCTCCGAAACGCCAGGAAGAAACGGGTATTTGTGATGCCTACAGTTAGCTCCAGTCAGACCGTCAACATATCCGTAACCGGTCGTTTCCACAAGGTCATCGTAAAGCCCCAGCGGGTCAGGTTCGCCGCTTTCGCTCTGGTAATAGACTTTCCCCTGCCACTCCTTGTGGCTTGACCACGGCGAAGCACCCGGCTTGTCACGCGCCCCAGAGTGCGCAGACACTTCAAAGTATCGCGTCTCAAGGTACTCTGCGCTTTGGTTCGTGTACTGGTCGCAGATCTGATTCACGCCGGTCATGACAGCTCTCCGAACAGCGACGTCGATGTTGTCAACGTGTCCGCTTTCGTAGTTCACGACTTTCAGTCCACCTGCAAGCTGTTGCACCGCAGACTTAATAGCCTGATTGTAGCTGATAGCACTGCTCTGGATCTGCATCACAGCATTATCCAGCGCCCATTGGTACGCTTTGGCAGGGGGCAGCATTGTGCGGCCAGCGTTCACTAAAAAGCCCATTGAGCGCGTTATGTTGCGCAGCGTTTGCTTCGTCTGCTCGTATATTGCCCAAGTATCTTCTACGCTTACCAGCGTTTCCGGCTGCGTGATGTGCGCAAGGTCAATCAACTCGGTGTAATACTTCTGGTTTCTGGCAATAACATCATTGAAAAGCTCCTTGAGCTTCTTCTCGCTGATTCCAGAGGTCTTGCGGATTGCTTTTTCAATCTCCTTTGTGTCGATACCATGCGAACGAAGCGCTCTGATTGCCTGAACAGTCACTTCGTTCAGCTGGTCTTTCAGCGCAAGCCTACTGCATATCTCATCGAGGAGCGTATCTTCCAGTCCCCGGAATAGTTCGGCAAGTTCTTCTGGAAGTGCGTCTAAAATGGCAGGTGAGAACGGATACTTTTTCACCGTCCATCACCTCACTCTACCTCGTTCTCCGGCTCTTTAACAATTTCCTGCGCCTTCGGCAGCGCCGCCTTTGCGGTCGCCTCGTCCTCATTCATCCACTTCATGCGGAACTCCCAGTCGTTCATGATGCCTGCGCTGAGAAGCTGCATATCGCGGGAGAAATCGGTAGCTTTGTCCTCTATGATGCTGTCATCGAAATCTATAGAGATTTCCACGTCTTCATTCAGCCCGGCGTTCATAGCCGTGTTTCCCAACCGAAGCAGAATGCGGCACAGCTCCACTAGCGCTTGTTCCAGCACAATTTCATGTTTCTTAATGGTGCGGAACATGGTAGAGTTTTCGCTGATCACCTGTGTTGCTGTCGCGACGCTGCCGCCGTCGAAACGGTAATAGGTCTCGCCGAAGCCGCACTTACTGGACAGTACGTTCAGTTGGTCTTGAAGTCCTACATTCAGCTGCTCGGTTCTCAGTGTCGGAGAAATTGTCTCTACAACGTTCCCTTGCTGCGTATCCTCCGGAAGCAGATAGAAACGCCGGTCGTTGTCATCAAGCGTCGGTTCATCGTCTTCCCACCTTGTAGCGGGCATTTTGACCATCATCATCATCGGGCCGTTTTCGAACTCGTTGACGTAGCAGTCATAGGCACAGTCAACGCCGCGCAGAACGTCGATTGCATTTGCATACACAGGGATACCAACCGGAAGCATGTAGTCAAGATTGTTTGCGATGTTCGGTCTGTCGATGACGAACTGCCTCTTGTCGCTTCCCGTATGTACCACAGGGGGGATTCGCTCAAAGCCCGGAACATCGGTAAGCAGTGCGTCGGCAAGCGTTTCGTTTTCGTATCGGTAAATGCTGTTCTCGATGACGTAAAGTCCGTTTTCGTCTTTCCGGTGAATCTGCAAATACAGATAGTTTTTTCCAGCCCGTGTGACCACGCTGTCAAAAGCACACTCTGAAATAAAGCCATTCTGCCAAGCCAGCGGAAAAATGTGCTCAATGGTCACATAGTCAAGAGCGATACCGGAAACATCGCCTGGAACGGTCTCTCCGCTCTCGTTGACCGCTTGACCGACCACACGAGGGATATATGCTACAGTTCCGAGTGCAGATTTCATTTCCTGCATTTCGTTTGCCTTGACCGTGAAGTTGTTCTCCGTCAGGACGCTATCAACGAACGCCTGTTCTTTCTGCCCCTCAAGTGTGATCTGGACTTTCTCATTCATCAAGAGGTTTGCCCAGTCCTCACAAACCTTTTTCGCCATACTGAGGCTTGCACGGTTGCACTTTGTCCACTTATGCCCGTTATATCGCCGGTACTGATGGAACCCCTTGACTTTGCCGACGTACCACGACTTCCAAAGGGACACGTATGTATAGAATTCCTCTGGGATTGTCGTATACCCGAGTTCCTTTAATTTATCGATAACCGTCATGCAATAACTCCCATTCTACGGCTCACAGGCTCTAAGGCGTACCGCGTCGCGTCAATCAGATGATTGTTCGCGTCCGGGTATCCGCTGATAATATCGCCGTCTTTGTTTCTTTCATATTCGTAGCCCACGAACTCATCGTAGGCATGTGGCGTTCGTTTTCTATCAATGACAATCGTTCTTCTCTGCAAGAACTTCATACCGTATTCGACCGAGCCGGGTCCCTTGACAGCTTCATACGCAGGCAATCCCATTGCCCGTAGGTCAGCCACGCTCTTTGGCTCCGCGCTGTCACAGATGACGCGCACATTGCCATATCCGCGCTGTTTTATTATCGTCGCGCTCTGCTCGTTCGAAAGCTTATTCTGGTATATCTCGTCAAGCAGGTAAATTGTTTCCCTTGCCTTGTCGTAATGCAGCCGGATAAATGCAAATGGGTCTGGGAACCATCCGAAATCCACGCCCTGATAGATTTTATCGAATCTGGAAACTTCTTCGTCCGTGATCTCCCGAAGTTCGAGCCTGTCAAACACATTTCCGCCGGTGCCGACCGGGATACCGAGGTATTCATGCTGATACGCCCGCTCGTCAGTGGCTTTCAGGTGTTCAGCCTCGTCAATAAACTGCTGCCCCAGCCACTCTGGCGGCGCTTCAAGATACGTTGACTTGTGGCACAGCCTGTCCGCGCGTTCTTCCAAGCTGTCTTTGTTTGCCCAGTTGTCCCGGCTGATCGGCGGGTTATAGCTTTCAAAGTTCCAGAACTTAGATCCGCCGCGCATTGTCGACTGCAGAATCGTTCGTATTTCGGCACGGCCGGCAAACTGGTCTTTTTCCTCAAAGTGCGTAACAGCAATATAACCAAACGGCACCTTGATAGACTTGATCTTCATCGGGTCGTCAGCGCCGCGAAACATGATCTTCTGGCCTGTCGGCTTGTAGATCAGCTCCATCGGGGAGACTTTGGCTTCCCAATACGCCGCCATGCCAAGCTCGCCGATTGCCCATATGTACTGCGCATAAACGCTATCGCGTATGGTATTCGCAACCTTTCGCAGCACAAGCGCGTGCGTGTTTGGGTTGTTTATCAGCAGCAGGGGAACTAGCACAGACACAGTGGAGGACTTCAACGACCCACGCCCGCCACTAAAATCGTAGTGCGTGTGACCGTGCTGAAACACGTCACGCGCCACACCGTAGAACGCAGAGCCTATTTTTTCAGACAGGCGGATGTCAGACATCAAATATCACCTTGACGCACTCCGTGTTGATGTTTTGCTCCACAACGTCTTTCTGATCGAGGTACTGTTTCCCGAGCCAGATAGCCATAGACGCATTCTTTTCAGCGAGTCTCCATTGCATTCTTCGCAGTGATATTTTCCCTTTACCTCTTTTTTTTGCGAATACTTCGGAAAAATGCTCGCCATAGGTTCTCTTACACCAGGAATCCAACGTTTTATCCGTAACATCTAGCGCATCGCAGATCTCAAGCAGGGTACATTGCAGACCACAAAGGGTCTCGAACTGCTTCTGGTCGATTTCTTTTCTCGGTCTTGCCATATGCGCCCTCCTTTCTTTGCTGGCGCTTGATAAACTTCTCCATGTCCCTCTTCAAATACGGACTATTTGTTTTGTCAATAATTTCCTGTGCTTCTTCAATCGTCACTCAGAAGCACCGCCTTTTCTCCTGTGAACTTCTCCCAACGATCAATGATTACATCGGCATACTTCGGGTCAAACTCCATGCAGTACGCGTGTCTCCCGTTCTGTTCTGCTGCCATGATCGTTGTGCCAGAGCCAGCGAACAGGTCGAGAACATTCTCTCCCGGCTTGCTGGAACACTGCATCTGGTAATCAAACAGCTTAATCGGCTTCATGGTCGGATGCTCCGCAGACTTAACGGGCTTGTCAAAATTTAGAACAGTTGTCTGTCTGCGATTCTTAAAGAAATAGTGCTTCTTGCCTTCCGTCCATCCGTATAGGCAAGGCTCATGCGCATCCTCTTCAATCTCACTCTCCCCATACAGGCAAGGCTCATGTTTCCACTGGTAGTCCTGTCTACCCATTACAAGGGAGTTCTTCACCCAAATCAGACACTGCCTGACGCGCAGCATCGCGTCTTTACACGCACCGCGAAAGTTATACCCTTCGCTATCTGCGTGCCAGATGTAGAACGGTGCACCCGGTTTCATGACCATTGCTGCATTAGAAAACGCATCCGTTAAAAAGCGCCTAAATGCTGTATCTTCCATGTTGTCGTTTTTGATTTTACCGGCGGTGCCATGATAGTCCACATTGTACGGCGGGTCCGTGAGAAGCAAATCCATCTTTGCACACCCCGCAAGCTTTTGTACGTCTGTCAAAGACGTGCTGTCTCCGCACATAAGGCGATGATCTCCAAGCTGATATACATCGCCAAGTCTGCTCTTAGGCTCTGCCGGAAGAACAGGATCATAATCATCCTCCACAACGGAATCGTTCAGCTCGTCGCGAAGTCCCCAGTCAAAGTCAAAAGCCGACAGGTCAAGCCCCGGCAGTTCGACCGACAGCAGGTCAAAGTCCCAGTCGCTCTCGTTGCTTTTGTTATCTACCAGCCGCAGGGCGTTCACTTGCTCCGGTGTCAGATCATCTACGCAGACGCACGGCACTTCTTCCATGCCCAGCTTCTTTGCCGCCAGAGCGCGGCAATGACCGATTACAATCACACCGTCCCGATCAACTACAATCGGCTGAACAAAGCCGTACTGCTTGATGCTTTCTGCAACGTTGTTGATCTGCCGTTTATCGTGTTTCTTTGCATTCTTCCCATAAGGCGTAATGCTATCTAGTTTCAAACTCTTTACTTCCATCTCATCCCTCCTTATTCACCCTTCCAATTTTCCTTTTCACGCTCCACCGGATTGCGGTTTCCGGTGGAGCTAAGAAAAAGGAGGTTCCGCAGTACGCTGCGTAGCCGTAAGAAGGATGAAAGCGCAGAGGATACACCTCTACACTCTCAACGATACACTATGTTTAAGGCTCTCTTACGCAAACTTTGGAATATAAACCACGTTTTTCTGCCACTAAGTAGATAAACTGCCTATGCCATTCCTGAGCGGTACGCTCCGAAACATATACCACCATAGCAGCGCCCTGTAAGGTGTGTGTACGCTTCCAAAGGACCAGATCAATAAGCTTCAGCCGTTCCGCACCATCGGAAAGCTGCTTTGTTTCTTCGACAGCAGCATCTACCGCGTCGATTTCTTCCCGCGTCATAAGCGTACCGCCCTTGTAGCTTCGTACCATCCATTTTGCGTAGCCCCACCATCCATAGCGCGGTTTGCTCACCCTATCAGCCCCCTTACTCTGTTCCGCCCAATATTTTCTTGATATCATCTGCATTGATTTTGACAATATCCATTACAACGTCGCTCATAATGTTAGCGGCAAAAATAGCCTTGTCTTGCCCTGTCGCGTTGAAATATCCCGTCTTCGTTGTCCCATCTTCAGCAGACGCAACAATGCAGATCGACGATGGTTTGAACTCCAGCACAGTTTTCAGGGATTCTTCCAGCCAAGTGGAGTATTCCTGTTTTGTAATATCCCCCATCATCTGCCCGAACTCCCGAACCCATTTTCCCCGCGGTCCGTCTTCTCGAGTGAGCTGACCACTTCCAGCTCCGGCAGGATGCAGGGCAGTATAACAAGCTGCGAGATCTTATCGCCCCTACAGACCTTGTAGGGCTTGCTTCCGTGGTTGTATAGCTTGACCATGATGCTTCCGGTGTAGCCGACGTCTATGACCCCTTCGCTTGTGATTCCGTACTTGACATTCAGGCCGCTTTTGCTCTTGAGAAATCCCACGGTGTTTTTGGGCAGCTGGACATGTACGCCGGTATCAAACAGCCTGCTTTCTCCGGGGGAAACCCAAACATCGTAGTCCGCAGAATGCAGATCAAGCCCCGCGTCGTCTTCATGCGCCCTTGTGGGCATGATCGCCCACGGTTCCAAAACAATTTTCATTTGTCCCACCAATCCTTGATTGTATCGTTCCGTTCGAAAAACGGCTGAAAGAACGCCCCGCAGAGCTTCTTGAGGCTCGAATCGATTCTGTGAATGGCCTCGTCAGATTCCTTCTTCCCCTGCCATGCTACGCCGTATTCCTTCTCGAGTTCGCGCATCTTATCGAATAACTGTTTCGCTTTTGAAGGGCTTTTGAGCATCCCGAGTTCATACGCCGCAACGAATAGCAGGTCGATTGCCTTCTGCATCCCAGCTTCCATTCCTGCGTTCAGGTATGCCGCGTTGCTGCTTCTGATCCGCTTCGCCAGATCGTTCATAGCTGTATCCCCCTTATGTACTTGTCAAAATACGTTGTTGCTACCGCCATAGCCGCCCACATGTCCGCTGCGAACCCGTAAAAGAAACCGGGGCTCTTCTTTGTTCCCTTGCCGTAGTTCGGCTCTCCGGGCGCGTAGCGGTCGACGAGGGCTTGTCTGATATTCGCATCCTTCGCCGACGCTCTGCCGCAAAGGTAAAGCTTCTCTTCCCGGCGGAAGATCTTCTGTATCTGGTACCCCTTCCGGTAAAGCTCGGCATATTCCCAAAACCGCCCAATCCAGAAGCAGGTATCAAATACTTCTGCGCCTACCGGCATTCCCATACCGGCGACCATTTCAATTGCCAGGTGCTGATATTCCCGGCAGAGAACGGGGAATATCTCCCCGTTCGGAACTTTCCCAACGTCCAGCACCTTCCGGATTTCCTTCCCATCGTGCTCCACCAGCACATAGCCGGATTGAATGTTGCCGGGGTCAATCGCAAGAATTGTTCCCACCTTGCAGCCTCCTTCCGGTCTCGCACGGCTTCATCTCGTCGCAATCACCGTATTTCGCGCAATGTGCTGCAAACAGCCCCTTGAACTCCGGCAATTTGTCGATTACAAGGCAGCACATCATTTTCACAGCCTCGCGCGTCTCCTTTGCCGCCAGCCTGCAAAGCCGCTTTTCTGCAATGGTCATCAGCTCTTCGGCATTCATGTACCAGATCATGTCTACCGGCGCGTCCTGCCGCGCTGCGTTCCGATCGTATTCGTCCTGCCGGTCGTTGCGCTGGCTGCGGATAAACGGCTGTGCGTGGACGTGGCGGGCTAAATGAGTGCTTACCCAGTACGGCGATAAAACGCAAACTGTAACGTCCGAATGGGGCTATGCCGCGCCCGGAGAATGGCGTGTTTCCACTCCATGTCCGGTGCTGTTTTCATCTCTTTGCCGATGGTAACCAAAGCGCACTGTTTTGCAAGCGCCCAGTCCTCATCGGTTGGATATTTCAAAAGTGTAATGTTCATTCTTCCCTCCGTTCTCCGTAGCTGCAATACCCGTCAGGCTCCGGGTCTGAAAGCCCTCTCCGATCTGCGCAGTACGGGTCATTTTCTTCGTTCCGACGGAAATTCTTGCAATCTTGGCAACGCACGACCGGTTCAGCGTCTACCGAGGGTGCATATGCAATCAGCTCCTGAATTTTCTGTCGCGCTTGGCTCAACATTACGCGCGTGATAACATTCTCGGTTTTGCTCCGATCTTCCATGTACTTTTCTTCTGCTGCGTCGTATAGCCGGTTCGCATCAATCAGCCACATTATTGCTACCTCCTGTATTTGTCTGATACTCGCCGTGGCTGCAAAAATCATCAGGTCTGCAATACGGCAGCATATATTTTTTGCAATCGTAGCATCCGCCAGAAAGGGGTGCCCCAAGGTGTCTACAGTATTTGCAACGCACCACCTCCGCAACGTCGGCGGCGGGCAGTCTCTTGATAACGTCCATCGCTGCGTAAGCATAGTTGTTGCATAGAACTTTCAACGCATCCTCGCGCCGGATAAAATCAGCCATAAAGCATACCTCCTGCAATAACTTCGTCCATCCCATCCGGCAAGGCGTGGAATGGGTCGATTGTTCGTATAATTTTCAGCCGCAAGAGCCTTTCTGCCTGCCGTTTGGTCAGCCGCTGCTCCCGCTTCTTCGGCGGCAGCTCGCCTTTTGCCGCCGCAATGGCGGTCGGGTTGTGCTTATGTTGACCCATCGCTTACCATCCTTTCCAGCATCGACCTTGTTTCACACATCGCCGTGATATACCCTTTGCAAAAGCTCATCATCATTAGGTTGTTGGTACTTTCGTGCCGCCTGTATCTTCCTTCTGCATCTTCTATATGGTCTTTTACCATCTTTAGATGCACTTCCAGCGCGATGTTTTTTGCTGCAAGAAGCTTGTTTCCCAGCTTGCGCGGTCCGATACTCGGTGCGCCTTTTACTTTGTTTTCCACGACCTCCAGCACACGCGTGATCGTTTCTGCATCCAAGACATCGGTATTCCAGCAGCTGATGTTCTTGTAATCTTCTATCGTTTCAAGCAGCCACGCGCTGCTGATATACTTTTCAGTCATCCTTCTTGCCCTCCTCTACACGCGACTTAAGCCATTCTTTGATTTGCATCGCGCAGGAGCAGCAAAGCTCAATATCAGGTGATTCCTCATGGAACGCGCTTCGTATGTTTACATACGTCGCAGAGCTTGTGGGGTTTATCTCCGCCCCGCATCGGTCACATACTCGTTTCGTTGCCATCCTTCTTGCCCTCCATTTCCTGCAAAGCTTTCTCGGCTTCTTCGCGGCTCAAAAATACGGTCTTACCGATGTCCTCTGCGCAGATTTCCATGCCGTAACCAGCGTACTTAATCGTGCCATCCTCGTAGACGTGCAGACCTTCAAAGCGAGACTGTGCCAGAATTCCGCTTACCTTCTCCCAGTAAATCGCATCCGGTGCGCACGGCAGAATCAGGACGAGCCCCTCAACATCCGCTTTCATCAGCTCCACCATTCGTGAGATGGAGTAATCATAGCCGGAAAGCGTTTCCTCGATTTCCCGAGCCTCTGCGCACGCCTGTGGGGATAATCTAGAATCTTCATATGCTTTGAGCCTTTCCCATACCTGCTTCTGCGTGCAGTTTCCGTCATACGGGCACGGCAACTCGCGGCACTGCGCGATGTCGCAGAAATTGCCCTCAAACGTTAACCGTTCCAAAATTCCATCTCCTTCCCGACGTATTCACAATATGCTTTCTCAAGGCGCGCGCCTGCGCTGTCCTTCGCGTCCGGCAGGAAAACAACCGCGTCCGCCACGTCGATCATCGCCATACAAATGCGCATATAGTCCGCAGCCTCCATCCCCTCCGGCAGCTCCGCCGGATTCAGCACGATGTTCCCACACATCCGCAACCCCACTGCCGCCCTTTGAAATTTCGCCTGACACCCCTGATCGCCCGTGATTTTACCGGCGATGTAAATCTTCATGCTTTTCCATCCTTTCCCGGCAGCGGCACCATATGGCATTTATCTGCCGCAAATTCTGCGACATAGAGCAGCGCAGTGCAGGCAAGCAGGATGTCGGCCATGAGCTCTTGCGCATCTTGCTCTCCAAGCCCATCGAAATTTTTCTTCTGCAGGTACTCTGCGTACATAGCGCCAAGCTTTTGGATATTCTCCGCGGCTTCCTGGTACCGTTCTTTCGGCACCGTATACCCAAATCCTACCTTTTTGATTTTGCTCATGCCTTTTCTCCTCCCTCCGGCGTTTCCGGCGCTTCCGCCAGCGGCATCCAGTGGGTAACGGCGCTGCCGATGCAGTCCCGCATTGCAATGCCATCATATCTGCGCCACGTATCAGCGCTTGTTCGGTATGCTTCTCCAACAAATACGCCGTCCGTAGCAAGAACGCGCGTTCCAGGCTTTGGGTGCCTGTCATCCACGCTAATCCACCGCTGCTTCTCCCGAAGCGCCGCGTTCTCGGCGGTCAGGCGCTCGATGAGGTCAGCTGCGTCCAGACCGACCTTATCAATGTCGCAGCTTGTCCATGTATCCGTTCCCAACTTCTCTTTGAGCCGCCCGTTCAGCTGTTCTTTCTTCCAGTATGGGCACTGCTCGCAGTTGCTTGTATGGTCGCCCGGTGTAGACGTGCACCGCAGCGCCTGCACTATTTCCTTTTCTGTCATAGTTTTACATTTCCCCTCCTATCTTCCGTTTCCATTTTGCCGCTCTACGGCAGTTTCTCGCCCCGCCATCAGTCATCTGGTTTATGTCGATGATCTCGGCGCGTTTGCCGTAAACTTTGAGCCGTCTTTCCTTCTCAGCCTGCCACGCCACGCAGGATGCGCTGCAACCGGCTTTCCGGTTGGGGCAGTCCTGCGTACACGGTCCGAAATTATTCATGTCTTCCTCCTGACCTGCACCGTCACTTCCGCCTCCCAGCATTCCGGTTCCCTGACGGTTATAATCTTCCGCCGCCCGTCCTCCGGGTCCTTGACGCTGACGAGGTAAAACGTCTTGTTCTGCATCTTCTGCGGATACTTCCGCGCCCTTAAAGGCTTTCCCAGCTCCGGCATGAGCCGGGGGAATATGGGAAGCGGCTTTGGTATGACAATCCAGACCTCGATTCCCTGCTTCATCATGCTTCATCCCCCAACATCCGCTGAATCGCCGCTTTCTGTAAGTCGCTCAGATCGCCGTCGTGATGCTGCACGTTGTAGCCCGGCTTCTTGACAGGCGTAGCTTTTGCGTCACTGCTTCGCTCCCAGTTCCTCACAGCGGCTTTCCAGTCTTTCATCTTCGTTTTGCCGACCATCCAACCCTTCGAGCTGTAAAAATCGACAAAGCGCGATGCATCCACGCCGTTTCCCCGTTCCCGGCAATAAGCCGCCACTTCCTCGACGCTCGGGGGCGTGAAGCGCGCCGCGCGCGCGTCTACACCTAGATTCGTATTCGGATTAGGATTCGGATTAGGATTCGGATTAAGGCCGCAATCCGCCGCATCTTGCGGCAACTCGCCGCAACTCGCCGCAGAATTCTTCGCATCGCCGCAAGCGTCCGCATTTTCCGGTCCGGGGAACTTCGGTTTGCATTCTCGGATTCTCTGATGTCTTGCCCAGCTTGGGAACAAAAAGTAGGGCTTCCCGCCTACCGTGTAGAGGGCAACGCAGCCTTTTGCCGCCAGCGCGTGGAGCGCAGACTCAATATCCTTTGCAGTGACCCGTTCTCTGAATGGGAAAACGTGGCCTTTTATGTATGCAGGGCGGGCGTCTCCCCGCCCTGCATCGTCCGCTTGCGTGATCAATCCAACCCAAAGACGAAACTCAAAGTCCGTCAAAGACGCGATCCGCTCCGAATCACATAAGCTTTCTTTGATGATCCTGTTCGGCATATCTCAGCCCCCCCTAGAACGGAGGGTCCGAATCGTCGTCCATCATCGTAAACCCGCCGGGGTTTTCCGGGTTCTGTGGCTCCGAAGATTTCTTCCCTTCGCCGAAATAAACGCGGTTCACCACGATCTCCGCAGACCGGCGTTTGTTTCCGTCCTTGTCCTTCCAGTCGCGCAGCTGCAGCCGTCCGTCCACGACCGCCATGCTGCCCTTGAAGAAGTATCCGCTGACAAAATCAGCGGTTCCCTTCCAAGCGACGCAGTCGATAAAGTCCGTCTCTTTCTCTCCGCCCTCCGGCGTAAAATCTCGGTCAACCGCCAGCGTGAAGGATGCAACGGACGTTCCGCCCTGCGTCTTTCTCAACTCCGGGTCTCGAACCATTCTTCCCATAATAACAATGTGGTTCAGCATTTGCCGTCCTCCTTTTCGGCAGTTTCCCGCTTTCCAAAGTAGACTTCCAGGACGTCATCGAAACGATACGAGGGCATCTTCTTGTACGATTCAGCGAGCACATCGAGCATCAGGCACTTCTTCGCCAATTCCTCATACTTTTCCGTACTCAGTTTTACATAAGATTCCATATTTACGTTCCTTTCTTATAAACCAGTTCTGCTTCGTCCCAATTGGGATATTTCATCTTGAGATACCGCCTGATATACTCTCTCAGGCTTTTGCGCTTCGGTGATTGGTCAAATGCCATATGGCAGCTATCGCATAGCGTCACAATGTTCTGCTCGATTCCAAGCCCACCCTGCGAGCGTGGAATGAAATGACTCCACGGATTTCCGGGGCGGAGGCAGACGATGCAGCGCCCGCCGTCGCGCGCCCAGACGGCCTTCTTGACCTTCTCAGGTATCTTTGTCGCCTTCGTTTCCTTTCTCATCCTGCCTCCATTCCAGCGCCATACGCTCGAGCTCTTCCGGCGGGAGCGTCTCAATGCCCTGCTGTTTGCAATCCTCAACGACCAGATCAATAAGCCTCGCCATCTGCTTTGTGTCGTAGGTGCTCGAGCCGTAGTAGCAAATGACGTTCGTGCAGCCCGGAATTTTTGACGCCATAATCTCCGTACACCAGCCGAGACCGCGCGCTTCCCACCATTCCCGGAACCGCTTGACTGCTGCGTCCGGAGCGCATATCGTATCGGAGTTGTCACCAACATCCGGGATATAGTGCCGATAGATTTCCTCCGGCGGCGCACCCACTTTGACCGAAAGCTTATTGCAAAGCAACCAAAGATATCGGTTTGCATCCCGACTCCGCATCTTCCGGAACTCTTTAATTGCCACTGTGTACCTCTTTCGTGGGTCAAGTTCCCCGGCAACCATACGGGCTTGCGCCGGAAATTCAGGCTTGAGCTTCAGCCAGCTCCCCGAAGCGTCCATGCTCCACGAAGCTTCAACGATGTTCAGTTCTATCAACCGGAATGACCCCCTTTCTAAGGCACTTCGCAAGATATCTAAGCCGTGGTAGATACTCCCCCTCTATCCACTCCCGATCATACGGTATCGGATGATAGGACAGCCTATCGTCCTCAATCTCCCGAAACCAGTTTCTGTAGTCTTCCGGTTCCAGGTGGTACGCCACGATACGCAGATTCTTTTTCGCCGCGAACATTTCAACCTGTGCTTGCATCCAGTACGCACGGGACACCTTGAAGGATTCTCCCTTGTGCGTCTTTACCTCTGATATTTCCTGCGCGTCCTCGCCATCCAGATTCACCCGCAGCCGAAGCCGCCGAATCTTGATCTGCCTGTCCATCTTTCGGATGCCAATATGCTCCAGAATCCTGTGTTCGTAAGCACTTCCGGTATCCATTTCCAGTGTCGAAAAGTGGTCGCGGTTCACACCGAGCTTTTGCAGCCAAAAGCTGCGGAATGTCTTTGTGTCCCATCTTCCCATGATCGCCGCCGTATCCGACGCGCCGAACCACCCGCTTCTGTCGTGATCGTGAATCATAAGCGTTTCAGCGTGTTTTCCAGATACTGAATGTTGCCGAACGAGGCCATCAGCTGATCGAACTTCTTCTGATTCAGCCCAAGCCCCGAGAGGATATAGCTCATATCCGACCCGTTTTGCAGTTTCAAAGTGATCAGCTGTTCGATTCTCTGCTTGATCGCCATAATGCTGTGCTGGGATAGGTCATCGTCTGCGCGTTCCGTGTCCTTGTCGTTCAGCCAAAGCTTGAAGCCAAGCCCCGTGTGAATGGCCACGCCCTTCACAAACGCTCTCGCATGAGCGTTGGAAATCCGAAGCTGATTCAACGTGTCATCGTAAACCACTAAGGAACCGTTCATCAGCGGCATATCCATTCGGAACGTCTTATCGTCGATGTGGATTTCAACGGAGACAAAATAGCACCCCGTCGTTCTGCCATTCTTGTCATGGACTTCTTTTGACTGGAATAAGTACCCGCCAGCCTCATTTTTCAGCGGCACAAAATAGACCTCATTCGCCCCGTTTTCGTGAAGCAGCATCTTGCATTTCGCCCACGGAAGATACGGAACTTCAATCGGCTTCCCGTTGTCATCCTTCGCCTTCCGCTTGTCGCAGAACGGCAAAACGTCGATCTGTACAAGCTCGTTAAATCCTTTCAGCATATTGCCCTCCTTCTCAGCCGGTGCAGAACGTCTTCTTCTGATACCCCAGCTGCTCTAATATCCACTTTGTTCCCATCGTCTCTACCAGATCGCAAATGACATGATTGCCCGGGTCAAAGTTCTCAGAATCGCACACGAAAACATTTCCTTCATTTCCGACGAAGTATTCTTCTCCCTCGTAGATCTCAGTGCCGAACCGATCAAACATACATTGCGCTTGCTGCTTATCCTTCATCATCCACCAACCTGTATCTGGCATAGCTCGTATCCTCGCCATACCGGTTCTTGCTCGTTTCCATGTCGCGCCGGATGTTGTACCCTTCGCGCTTCAGATCGTAGACACGCGCGCCCAGCCGCATGCAGCCGAGGTCCTGCATCGCCTCGAGCTGCGTAATGCTGCCGAAGTCGCGCATGTACTTCAAAACCCGTTCAGCCTGCTTCATATCTACCTCCAAAGCTGCGTGAAGATCGAACTGAAAACAATCTCGCGATAGAATATCTTCGGCGGCGCCGGTAACGGCTCTGCGTGCGTCGCAGCAAGCACCTTCGCCGCTTCTGCCTCAAACTCCACAGAGAACCATCTCTGCCAGTCAAGGCAGCGGCACTTGCCTGTGTCGTGGGTGCATTTCTTGCACGGGTAAATCATAACAGCACCGCGCCGCCGAAGAAGATCACCGCCGCGCCGCCAAGCGTGAACGCCGCCTTGAACAGCCCGAAGCCCAGCAGGACCGCCGTGCCGCCCAGAAGGACGCAGCCAATCGAGAAGCAGAACGCCTCCGAAGCCTTCAAAAGCTCCGACTTCCTTTTCCGCTGCCGGATAATCTTGTCCCACCGCTCGCCGAGTTCGCGCTCTCTTGCGCGCCGGTGATTCGCCTCAAGGATATATTCAACGTCAGTCATCATGTACCTCCACAAATTCCCCGTTCTTAGTGGGTCCATCCTTTAAATGCCGCTCAATCCAAGCATTAAGGTCTTTCGGGAAAACCCAGTAGACAGGTGCTTTCTCGGTTTTTACCGCCTTACCAAACGGGAAAACGCCCTGTTGCAGCCCCAGCCTAAGAACCTCAACACCGATCTGCATGCCGTTTTCTCGCAGAATCTCTACCGCTTCTTGCGGCGAAATCGTTGCTCGATTTAACATCCTATCTCTCCTTTTTCTAAGATTAGAGAAATACTATCTATTCCACTTCCATTTCCTAGATGTGGTTCAGACTTCCTCCTTTTCTCTGCTGCGCCGCTCTACGACGGCATCAAATGCAGCATTCAGTCGCGCCTTTGCGTTCGGCGGCTTCCTTGCCCCGTTCAAGATCATGGACAAATAGCCTTTTGTAAGTCCAAGCTCTGCGGCAAGATCGTCGTATGAAACACGCGCATTGTGCATTTTTCCAATCAGTACGCCTGTCCATTTTTCTGGCATCCTTTATCCTCCTAACTGTTAAATTTGTTGACTGCAACGCCCCAGACGTGCTATACTGCCATTAGCCCTTTTAGGTAAATTCGGGAGGTGGTTTACATGACCAAACTTTTGAACTTGCCAGTTCCAGACCAAAGAAACGGCGTGATGCGTTAG